TATTGAACATAATTTGGATTCGTGGGGTCTTCGCCTTCAACTCTCTCGACTTCGTGTGCTGGTAGCCCTAGCGCATTTTTAATCCCAAACTCTTCGTCGATATCCAAATAAAGAAAAAAATCTCCAAACTTGCACATGGTTCGACACCAGCCAAAAAGATTAAATTCTAAATTTAAAATATTGTTATATAAGGTCATCAACGTTGATTTAATTTCTTCGTTTGGACAATCAATTTTAAGAAGACTTTGCAACTCGCTTGAAGTTGTCATCTCGTCTGCATAAATGTCTAATGCTGATGCAATTTCAGGAGTATATTCCATCTGGTTAAAGTCTGCATATCTCTCAGATCGATTTTGGCTCGCCAGTATATTTGCGTGGAGGTGATCTAGAGGATTGTAGGTTGTTTTTTTAAACTGTTGGCCGCTGGCTGACCGAAATTTAAACTTGTCCATCTTACGGCGCGCAATATTTCTTTCCGTTTGCGCACGATAATTTATGATTGGACCAGATAATAATCTCGTCAGTCTTTTAAAAAGTTCGGATCTCGGGTTTCTTGGATTATTTTCGTTTCTCGTTTTTCGTCTGTTGTCGTAATAGCCAGCCATTTTTTATCCCTTATAAAGCCAAAAAAATTCGTCTGTTTGTTTTTTGTGCTCTTCCATCTTATCAGAAAACTCAGAAGATTTATAGCCCTGTTGGCCTGGAATTGCTGTATTTAACGTCGAGTTTGCCTTGAAGACCGATTGCAAAGTTGCTTTCGTATACTCAATCTCTTTTTTATTTGCAACCAACGCAGTGTCCCTTACCCAACAACCAATTGCACAAGACATAATTAAATCATCATGATAGCTTCTTTGTGCTTGAGGTTTTCCATTATTCCAAATGAATGTTGTCATCTCGTTCAGCATTCGTTTGGAATATATGGTAATTAGTCTATTTCTAATGAATTCTTCAAGTTTAGCAATGATAAGGGGTCTTGTTTTGTTTGTGGTCGAGAAACCAGCCACCACACTATTGTGATTTTGTGCAGAGACTGAGTCTATAAATTCATGCGTAGACTTAATAGAATAATAAATGTTTGGATATTCCTTCTCTCTCAACTTTTCCAGCACAGCAAATCCAACAGAATTATTTTCCACAACCATCAGGCAATTTCCATACTCTTTGCCCGTGTTATAGAGTATTTCACTAAAAAAATCTATTGTAATTTTTCCATGATACTCGGCAACAATCTCCATAGTTTCTAATTTGAAGACAAGAAAAGCAGAATAATCACTTGCATCACCTCTCGCAACATCGGCAGAAATCATATAAGAATTAGTTGATTGGTGTTCTTCCCAAATCCAAAGATTTCTATCCACTCCAGTTCTATACTTTGGATCTTGGACTCCTTCGCGGACACGATCAATATCATCTCCATGAAAAACCGTTTCGCCCGAAGTATTAAAGTTGCATTCCAACTCCTGCGCAATTTGTCTGCGGGACATGTTGCGAGTTTCTTTATCATACCACGCTTTATCGCGGTCGGGGTGGGCATCCCATTGAAGCATCGTGGGATAAAAATCATTTTCCCCCGCCTCAGATTCAGCATAAGCCTTATGAAACCAGTTCCCAACGCCATTCGGGGTTGAAAGAGCAATGCAACGACCACCAGTTGAAAGAGTGGGATACAATCCAGTCCACAAATCACTCATATTTTCAACGTGGGCGGCCTCATCAACAATGAGAAGAGACAACGCTTCTGACCGGCCCGCATCTCCACTGGTGGAGATTGCCTTTATCTGGGACCCGTTCGTCAATTCAAAGCTAGCCCGGTTATCCACAGAGATATCCGCCACCCGAATCCAAACAGGCAGGTTTTTCATTATGGCTTTCACTTTTTTAACCAAGTTGGACGCAGTGCCAAACTTAGTTGCCATAACAATAATATTTTTATCTCGATAAAACAACATCAACCACGCAGCATATGCGGCAGTGATTGTTGAAATGCCAAGCTGGCGCGCCTTCAGGATGACATTAAAACGATAATCGTTAAAGTCCCCCAGCAGCTGTGCTTGAAAGTCGTAAGTTTTAAATGGAATCAGCCCCTCGATGGGGTGTGAAATCTTAACGTAATTGTTTATAAAATAGTCTGGATCTTTTCCGGACTTGAGAATTTCTGCGACGATTTCTTTTTTTGTGAGCATGCCATCTTAGCCTAAGTCCATATACTTGGGGTGCTCACGATCTTGAGGCATCATGGATTGCAAGCGAACACCTGTTTTTTCTTCAACCTTCTCAAAAACAAGCAATAAAATTTCTTCAAGCTGCTCGTCTGTAAATCGACCACCCATGCCTGCGGGCCCTTGTGATGCTCTGTCAGCAAGGAACCTGATAATTTCGCGAACATTATCTTCGTTATAAACCGACATCATCTCCATGATTGCAGCGCTTGCCAACTCATCATAAGCATTTTCCTGTGAAGATACATCCGGTTGATTCGCCAAGTGATTGTCAAAGGGGTGAATGGTCATTGGAGTTTCACCAACACCTCCCGAGCCTTCAAGTATATTTTTTAATTCTTCTTTTATAAGATTGTAAAGTTTATTTTTATCAAGCTTCATTTTTTAAATTCCACGGCATAAAGGTGGGTGCCTTTTCTTTTTTGCGCTTGACATTCTTGGGGTTCTTGTCTGTTTTCTGACCAAGCCAATCTTTAAAATCTTTTTCAAGTCTCTCTCCGGATTCTTGTGCAACCTTTTCGACATCCTTAATTCCGCCAATTTTATAATAACGATATGCAGTAACCCAACAACGAACTCTATTCATATATTCTATGTGGGCGTCTACCTCCCCTTCCTTTGTCAAGGTAAGCACATTGCCAGTAATACGCTTAAATTCTTTTTTGAGGAAAGAAGCAACACTTTGAATCATTTGTTCAATTTCCCCCTCAAACTTGGCGCCCTGGATCTCTTTGATATTCAATTCGGAGTGGTAGTGGATGCAAAGCATCGGGCCAGCAAACCTAACACTAAACCCGTCCATTACTCGCTTATCGAGAATGGGGTTCCCCTCTTCGCGTTTAAGGCCAACCTTGATCGGTTCACCCTTATCGTCCAATGCACCATCATAAGCATTTGCGGCTGCTTGTGAGATACCATTAATAATTTCTAATGTTGTTGCCATAGTTACCAACTCCTCTTTGAAGCTTCAATTTTTTCAGGGCGCCAGCCCGATTCCCAACGTTCTTCTCTGCCCTCGACCCATTGAATGTAGCAAGTATGACAACATTCAAATTTATTCATATAGAGATCGTCCTTCATCTCAAAAGAATAAGTCTCGCAGACAGGGCACGCACGTTTCGAATCCTTATTAAGTAGTTTTTTTGAGATAAAAAAGCCATTAACTTCTACCTTGTCTTTAGCTTCGCTTATTTTGCGTTGTTTTTGCTGGATCTTTTTTATTTGTTCGAGGTATTCTTTTTCTTTTTCCTCGGACCAATTGGCCTTTGGGTTCTGGATTGCCTCTTCGCCATACTTCTGTTCGATGGCTTGTTCGACTTTGGCGATAAAATTAAGATCTTGTTCAGTCATAGGTTAAACACCCAATGCAATATCGGCTAGCGTATCGAAGTTGGCTTCGGTAAAGATAGTATCTGCAACTGCAATATATTTCCACTTAGTTCCGTTAGGACCAGCGGAAGTATACCCCATCCAGTATGTTACGGCCGCGTTGTAGGTGCCGGCTTCCGTGGCCACATCTTCGGTGATGTATGTGTGGCCAGCGGAGTCGCCCGTCTGTTTCCACCTAACCGTCCCTGCGGCCTCACTATGATCAAAAGTATACATCAAAACAGTACGGCGGGGTATGCCGCTTCCCGTAAGTGTCGAACACGTTGAAGGGCTCCCTGCCCCTCGATTGGCTGACCCGGTACCATGGATATTGTTAAGCTCGACCGTGTGGGCTGAATGCTGTTCCTTGAAACTACCGAAAAAATACCGGGATCCAAATTGGCCTGCCGTGGCGCCAGTCCCTTGGGCTCCACAAACAACCCAACCCCACGCATTTTTTGTTGCTCCGGGTGTACCAAAGTTAAGATAACTAGTGGGCAAATTCGCAACTATATCAAACACAAAAATCCAAGTTCGATCTGCCGATCTGTCAATTTTTTCCTCGCTGGCGCCGAAGGCTTGTGCAGCTCTCCCGGCTGCTCCACTAATGTGAACCAAGCCATCAAACCCGCCAGTTTCGTCCGCAGTCGCATCCTGATGAGCACTGGTCATTGCGGGCCCAGTTATTGAGTCAGAGCCAGTGTTTGTCAATGTGCCATCTGTTTCCCGAGAGTTCATCAAAAACTCAATTGTTGGCGTGGCAATTTCTCTCAAAGCGGTTTTAAAAACCGATGCGACCGTTGGTATTCTGCTCTGGCCGCCGCCAACGAATAAAGCACTACCCTTTGGGGTTGTCATAATTGTTTTAGTACTGCCTATCGGCACTGTTGTAATTGTTTTAATATCAGCCATTATTTATCCTCCTCATTTACCAAGCGCGTCCGATGCCGCATACAGGACTCCGAGACAGAGCACGGCGCCAGATAAAAACCCCCCAGCATACCACCAAACTGTATAGTCTTTCTTATCAATCGCAATTTCTCTTAAAACCTGAATCTCATTATCTTTGATTTCAAGTATGTTATCATATTTAAATTGCAAGCTATCAAAACTTGCCTGTAAGCTGTCATATTTAAGTCCCCACTCTGCGTCTTTCTTCTTACCTAAATAGTCTAGTTCAAGTTTGAAGCGCTCAGAATCTATTTCCATTTTCGCCATCAACTGTGCGAAAGCATACGGATCCAAGAGGAGGCCGTCGAATGGGGCAACATCTCCTCTTTTGAGATTGGTGATTTCGGGTTTAGACTGTGGATCCTGTTGGGCTAATATAGCCGTGGGCGCGAATATGATTAAGGTGATAAGAAATATTGATATCAGTTGTTTCATTCGTTCTCCACATATTCAAATCCAAATTTATCTGCGATCTCTCTTGCGTATGCCACTGGGTCTGAATGGTACTTTTCGGCTAGTTCTTTGACCAGTCGTTTTTCCTTAGTAAGTAGTTCTTCGTTCTTTCGCTTCCGATCTTCTTCCAGCATTTCAACGGTTTCTTGATACCTTTTTAAAATTTCATCTCTTTTTTTGATCTCGGCCTCGTGGGCTTCATTGAGAACATTGATTTGGCCTCGATAACTTTCTTCGGCTGCGAAGAGAATGTCGGCAATGCTCGTTCCCGAGTTTCTGAATATTAGCCAAGCGATGAGGGCCCAGGATATAAGGAGGGGGATATACCAGTAGGTCTTGAAAAAATACCAGACTTTTTTAAAAATTGTTTTTATGGATAGCCATGTCATTTCTAGTCCTGGGGTGTGCTTTTTCCCGCCGCTTTCCATCGAACTG